GAGATAGATAAAGGGAAAGAAATCTATAGCATCTTCAAGTTCTATATTTTGCTGCTGTAATGCCATTTGAATATTATTTTCAAGCATAGCTTTTTCTTCTTCATCCGGTGCTAATTCTAAAAATATACCAAAATCATATAAATGTAAATTAGCCATTTCTTCTAACGTAGCAACATTGTGTGCTCCTATAGATTGTATAAAAGCATCTCTTGTTGGGGAGTATTCTATAATATCAGATATTCTAAGTGATAAACATTCCGCTGTTTCAACAGTTAAAAATAATCCAGCTTGTAATATATGTCTTGTTGCTGTGTTTGAATTTGCTGCTGCTAACTTCTGTACTCCAACCAAAGCATTTTTATCTGGTGTACTACCATCTCTAGCTTCATTAAGACCAGTTACATCTCTTATCATTTGTAAATAATAATTATAATTAGCTATAAGAGCTTGTATTTTATTACCACCAGAACCAGAAGTTATTTCTTGAATAGGTACCTTACCTGGATTCATATCACCGTCTTGTGTAAATGATCTACCAATAACAGAACCTGTTTGGAAGAACATGTTTAAAGCTTCTTGTGGATTGTAATTTGTTCCGTTACCTAAATCTATTTCAGCAAGTCCATCTGCATCTAAATAAACACCATCTGGTACCATTCTTGACATTACTTGTTGTAATTTAAGATGTGTTAACTGAATCATATCAGCAAAACCAGTTATTCTTTTAACTAAAGAATCAATTTTACCATCATACATTCTAGGAGCAACAATAGAATAATTCATTTTAACTTTAGTAAAATCACTTTTAGGACGCATCATATTCTTAGCCATTTCCCATTTAAGTAATTTATTTGTACCTAAAACCATAGCGCCATCATACAAGCACTCTATAGATCTTAATAATCTAGAATATCCACCCTCCATATTTTCTGGTGGATTAAATTGATCATCTTTAGGTATAATTTTATCAGCACCAGAAGACATTTCTTTTACTTTGTAAACCTCATTCATGTAGGTTTTATAATTAAAATATAAAACTTGAACAGTATTATTATCTTCTTTATTAGCAGAATATCTAGTGTTGTAATTATTTCTATTTGTAGATTTATTTTTCATTATATCCTCAAGATCACTTTCTGTTAAGTGAGGAAATTGTTTTGCAAGTTCGTTTACTGGAATAGATTTAACTTCACCAACATAATATATATCATCAAAATAAGGAGAATCTGTGTAAGAATAAACTAAATCAGCTGGATCTACATAATCTATTGTTGCACCTTCTGAAGTATTAAAAGAAGTTTTAACACAACCTATACCTAAAACAGTAAGATCGTAATAAAATCGTTTTTGAGTTAAATCATATTTATTACCTTCAAGTAAAGTAGTTAAAGCTTGTTCCTCTGCTATTTCAACAGCCTGCTTATAATTTAACTGCATATGAAGTTGTAATTCTTCTGGTGAATCTGGTAACTCTTCTTCAGTGTCTCTAGTATCTACGCCATAATCATTCATGACCTGCGTATCAAAAGTACGCATTTCCATATCTTGCAATATAGATTCCATGTACTCAGTTCTTTTATTTACACCATAAGGATCTTGAGAATAAGCTTTTATATCATACGTTCTTTCACTTATACCGTTAACAACTATATCTACAAATTTAGATATAATTGGAACTGGTTTCCAATCTAAATTTAAATAGGACAAATCGCCATTAATTGACAATTCATCCTTGTATTTTTGAATCGATTGTTCGCCTCTAGCGTATAATCTTAAATTATGAAAATTATTTTGATTAGCTTTATATCTATTAAGATTTCTATCATTATTGAACCATTCTGTTTCAATAGCTTTACCTACTTTTAAACCATAGTCATAGCTTAGCTTTTCAGCATCACTTACGGTTTGACTCGGGAAATAACTTTTAATGCCAGACTCTGCCATATTTATTATTTGATTATTTGTGAATTAGCTCCAGTATTACTATACTTAGAGATATTTATGTTTAATTTAGGTTTTTCAACCTTAGCGTTTGGAGCGTATAAGTGTCTATTACAAGCCATAATAGCTAAACCAGAACTTATTGTTGCGTCAAACTTTGTTCTTTTATTTATATCAAATCTAGACCAATCATTTAGTAAAGTATTAAAATATAAATCTCCAAATGTTCCATCTTGTTTTATACCAACATGGTCTTGTATATACATTTCGATCGCTGCAGCGTGAGCTTGTTTTATATCTTCGCTTGTATTTGGTATTCCACCAACTTCTTTTTCTGCTGTTGATAGCTTGTTCCAAATTTTATCAGGTCTATTCATACTAAACCCTCTATATCCTCTTCTTCTTAAATAGTATAGTAATCTAGGTTTATTATTCTCTGCAAGTATTGGCATTCCATAAAATACTAATGCCATTAAAACATCTTCAAAAAATATTTCAGCCGTAGGTGGTCTTGATAAGTATTCTAAAAAGAAGCTATTTGCAGGAGCGTCCTCCATGCTGAACTTTGTTAGTCCGTGGAGAGCTCCTTTAGAACCTTGACCATCTACAGTTCCCGATATATCATAAGAGTCGCAACCAAAGGCCCCCATATGTTCATTACCAGGATATCTAATACCATTCTTAAGCACCACTCTATTTTGTAATTGTTGGGGTGGAACCCAACTAAGTTTAAATCTACCCTTTGGATCTGGATAGAATATAACTTGTGAATCTTTTATTCCGTTAACCCATTGAAAATTACCAGTAGTAACACCAAGAGTTTTAGACATTTCTTCGTTATAATCTATTTGTTCGTATATTTTTATTAAATTAAATATACTATTTTTAGTTTCATCACGAAAAGCGTGTTCAGTTGTTCTTGGAAACTGACGGTAAAATTCATTTAAAGCGTCTTGATCATCTTTTAAACCATCAGCTTCATTTTGCCAATTATCTATTACACCTACGTCTATTAGTTCACCGTCTGGGGCAAGGACATTTGTGTCAGGTGTATTAAATACTGGAACTCCGAACTCATCAATAAATCCTTCGTAGTTCCATTCCATTGGGATAAACAAAGAATAGAGACCAGACTTTGTCTGACCATTTCTATTTCTTTTAGTGACATCTGATGCGTTGTATAATTTTTTAAAATTGTCTCCACCTTTATCTAATGCGTTTGAAGTAGAACCCATCATACATTTACCGACTATTCTACTACCTAATCGTAAACATGTTTTAGTTACTCTCCAGTTATTTAATATATTATCGGGTCTTTCCCATTTACCACTTTCGTCATGTACTAGTAAGTTTAGTTTTTCACCATCATAACTATTATCACCAGTATTTTTCCAATCAATTGTTGTATCTAAACCTTGTAAATCTTCTAACTTTTCATTAGATGTTATTTTTTTACGAGTAAATTTACTTGCTGGCACTCTATACGCTAACTCTGATTTAGGTCGATCCATACCATCTTGTATAGGTTTGAAAAAGAACGGGTAGTTTATACTTATCGGAACTACTTTGTCAGTAAACATCTTCTTAGCATCTGAACCTGTTTTAGATAAGATACCATATCTACTATCACTCGCAAGAGTAGCTAAATTAACTGTTTCTGCACTCGACATAAAAGAAAATCCAGAACGACGATTTTTAAGGTAGCACATACCGTAGCATCTTTTATCTGCTTTACAAGCTTCCCAGAATATAAAAAATAATCTATTTGCTTCTCTAAAATCTGGAGCACCAACATCAATCTTACTCCATTGAAGATACATATAGTGTGTACCCGTTATATATGTTGGTTTACTATTGTTAGTAAACCAAAAACCCTCGTCTCTACGTTTAAACTCCTCATCTATATAATCAAACCACTGTTCCTTTGATTCCTCTGGATAACTTCTCCAATCAAATATATTTTTAAGACGTGATAATTCTTTAGGATAATCAATTTTAACCCATTTATTATCTTTATGTTTAAAAACTTGCTTAGGTATTTTAGGTAACGCTATTTTTAAATTTTGAATTTCAATAATTTCCCCTATTAAACCTGTTTTAGATATAATAATAATATCATGCTCTTTGTTATATCCGTATTTCCATTTCTTACCACGATTCATTCTAGTAATCGTAGTTTTTTTAATGGGTTCTATTATTTTAACTAAACTTTGCTCGTACATTACTTAGATCTACCTTCTGCGAATCCTTTAAAAGTCGTTTTCTTTGTCTCTTCAGGTGTTTTGCCCTCGAGTAAGTTTTCTTCTTCTTGTATTCTGTTAAGTATTTCAAATGCGTCAAATATAGCTAGTTTTTTAGTGGCCGCAGCATTCTTTAATCTATCAGCTGATATATCATCGTCAGAATCTACAATAGGTTCTTTAGCAACCTTAATCAACTCTTCAACTGCTCTCTGCCCAGCTTGGATTATATTCTTCTTCGTCTCCTTGATATTCATATTTGATTGTAATAAAATTAGATAAAACTCTATATAGTCTTTCGTTATCAATAATAAATTCATACTCACTATCTGGTCTAAAACCAACTAGATCACCAATCTTTACAGTACCGTCTGAATACTTAACAATACCTTGTAGTGGTTTTTCAGATTCAATATTAAATTTATCTATAGCTTTTAAAGGTTTTACAAAACAATAACCTTTTGGAGCTAACCATTTTCTATTTCTTTTATACAAAAAAATCTGATCATGGTTTACAAGATATGTAGATTCATCAAAATAACTTTTGCTATTTTTTTCTATACCTTTCATGTTATTCCATCTACGAAAAATATTATGATGCACTATAACAGTATCTCCAGATTTTATATTTGTATCACCAATTATTGGAGTTGATATAACTATAGCTTCTCTATTAGTAAATTCATGTCTATAAATATCAGTGTTTAATATTAACTCTGAATCTCCAACCTTCTTTTTATTGTTATATCTTTCTCCTTTTGGCGTTACAACAAAGTTGTAAACACTTTTCATTAGTATTCTAGATTATACTCTACAGATACAGCCATGTTTTTATTAAAGTCTTTCCAAGGTATAACATCTTTGTTTTTTCTAATATAAATAGAATATTTATTTTCTTCTTCTATAATATCACAAATAGTATGACCTCCGTAAACCTCTTGACCAACAGCGTAGTGCATCGCATCATTTTTATAATCTTTACCTACACTAATCTTTCTTATCAGCTTCGCCATTTTCTTGTGAATTAGGTGTAGTATTTTCTTCTGGATAGTTTATCTTTCCATCTTGAATGTTAATATTATCAGTTCCATATTTTTCTAATAATTCTTGTCTAAAACCTTCTATTCTTGTTTGAACTGATTCCATAGCTTTCATTAAAGCGTGTTTTCTAACCTCTATAGTACCAACCTCGTGAGTTAACTGATCTATAGTTTTAACAGATGATTGAAGTTTTGCTAACTCATCTTGTTCTACTGTTTCAGGTTTTATACCTGTCCT